TTAACGTACTGCGTTGTAGTGGTTGAGCAGGCTGTCATTAGCGGCAGCAGGCACAGACACCACAGCGCAAGGTGCCGTTTCAAGCAGCGTTTTAATAACGGTCTGGCGTTGCTGGCTAGCGGCCTGATTATTTTTTTGTTCATTCAGCGTCGCTCCTGAAATCTGATTGAATATGCCCACGCTTAAGGCCTGTGACTGAGTGATAAACTCAGCCTCATTTTTCTGTTCGGTAAGAGAAGAGAGTGCTTTCTCCTGTGAAACCGTCTTACCGTAAAAATGAAAGGCGATAGCCATCAACAGGCCGATGCAGGCCAGAATCAGCAGGGTAGTTATCACGGCGATTTTGTTGATCATGTTTGCCCCATTAGACAGACTTGCCGGTCAATTTCACGGCGGTTTATCAGGCCACGATTACGCTGTTTATTGACATAAACCCATTTTCGCAGGCCGTCGCAGGCCTGCTGCGTATCACCGGCATTGAGGTTTCTTAGCAACGAAGAGTGCTGGAATGCGCTGATGCCCACGTTGTAGGCGAAAGAATAAAGGGCGGCTCGGGTATAGTTATCAACAGGCACTTTTACCGCCGCATCGACCGCTTTCTTGACCGGAGCCAAATGTTTGACCAACAGTTCCTCACACTCTTTGTCCGAGTAGTACTTCCCGGGAATGACGTCTGGCCCTGTGATGCCACTGCACACCGTCCATACGCCACCAACATCGCGGTACGGCGTACTTTTCTGCCCTTCAATGCCTTCTGGCCCACCGAGTAAAGCGATCACAATCGTTAGCGCGGTTGCCCCGCTCAACTTCACTAATTTGCTTTTTAAAACAGGTGACATCACCATCAGGTACCTACCTTGTTCATGACATCTTTTACCTCTTCAGCAACGTTTGCCGGCACGACTTCGGCATTATTTTTCCTGCCAGCGAGATAGGAGCGTAGGATCTCCGTTCTTTTTTCATCTTCGTTCTGCCTTTCTTTCAAGGCACGTTTGTTGTTGAGGTAGGAATTGAAAGAAAGCAATGCGCCAAAAATGGCACAAAACACATAAATCCATTGCTCGGTAGTCAGACCCGCCGCACTAAAGAGTGCGGTGATCGTCGCCCAGAAATGCGTCCAGAATCCGTCACTTTGTGGGTTCATTTTCATCGTCTCCACCTCCAACTGTCGTTGGTTGTGCTCTATGGTCTCGGGGAATAGCGTTAAAGCATCCTAGGCTACGTTGTGTTACACCAGGCGCTCGAAGGCCCTTCATGGTCTGTAGAAAGGAATCAATAGAAAGGGGTTGATAGAAAGGCCAATAAAAAAGGGCCACCTCAGTGACCCTTCTGAAAGTATGACCCGCCAAAAAGACAAAACCCCGCCAGGGCGAGGTTTTAAAATTTTTACAGTTACCGAACTCAGCAACCACTTTTAACAGAGTAGAGGATGATTTTCGGACCGCGTGAGTTTTTTTAATTTTTTAATATTAAGCGAGCCCAGAATATGGGCTCCATAGTGGCTCTACAGGTATTTTTCTTTCAACGCCACCAACTCCGCTTCTGCATCCTTCCCAAGGACCTTAATGCCCTGTTCGACAAAGGCAAAGAACGCTTCGCTCTTGGTTTTTAGCTCCGCAAGCGGTGACAAGGTCGTCGTATCCGTATTAGTCTTGCTCGCAGTCGTTGTATCGGTGGAGGTCACAGCGGCTTCGACAGCAGATGTTGTCGTGGCATCAGAGGCTGAGTTTGAAGAGGCAGCCATCACCTCGGTAACAACGGGAGATGCAGTAGTTGCAACCAAAGATGTCGTCGCGCTGAAATTGACGACAACAGCAGCAGCCGTTCCATCCGTTAGTGTAGCGGTCACGGTGGCGCTACCCGCGGTCAAACTGATAACGCTTGCGGTAATTTGGCCCTTCTCATCGGTAGACGTTGACACTGCGGTGACTTTTGCACCGTTATCTGCGCTAAAAGTGACACTTACGCCCGAGACGGCAGCACCGGTGTCGTCGACGACCGTGGCCTGTACGCTGTCTGCAGCGACCGCATCGGCAAGCTGATTATCCAGTACGGCTACAAGTGTTAATGTCGTCATCATATTCTCCTGAGTTATGTATGTTTCTGCGGGATTATTCGAGGTGTAATAAAGACCTTTCAGCCAGACAAGGAAGCACTTAATCATTTTGCCTGTCCTCGTGGAGGGTAAAATTGAATCCAATAAAAAAGGGCCACCGAAGTGGCCCTTTAGAACGTAAAAACCCCGCCGAAGCGAGGTTTTATGGGATAGGGCTACGTGACTCAGTAACCACTTTTAATAGAATAAACGGCTTTTTGCGGACCGCGTGAGCACTTTTTTTGGTTCTTTATAAATTTCAACCATCGGGTCCATGTCCAGCCGGGTATCGAGCGTAGCCAGGCAGCCCTCCACAAATCCTTCTGCCATTTGCAGCATAATGCGTACCAGTTTCTCATCCCTCTTCATTGCACGAGCGATCGCTCGCTTAGGCTGATTCATCACATAATGAAGAATCAGAATCTGGTATTCCTCTGGTTTAAGGTTTTTTAGTCGGGTTACGCAGCCGTCAATCAGCAGACCATCATCATCGCAGCATGAAAGTCGTGACTTATAGGTATCGGGGAGCAGGCTTCTGAAACCGGCGGCCGTTTTCTGCCAGTCAAGTTGACTGTTGTTTGCAGCTGCCCAGCCGCCCCAGCGCTCTAAAACTTGTGGTATATCTCTCAT